CCCGATATAGTACTCTCCTTTGTAAGTGGTGTCTGAATTGTCTATAACCCAGTCAAGCACTACTTCTTGATGGTCGGTTGTAATTGTTATTACCTTAGATTGTATCGCTGCCTTCTTTGCAGTATTCCAAAGTAGTAAAGTAAAACTTCCTGTACCTTGAAAATCGAGTAACACACGACTTATTTTAAAAGCCACATTTTTCTGACTTGTTACTCTAATATGATACCCGACAAATCCTGTTGGTAATGTTTCTACTTCTATTTTATTAGAAGCGTTTTTGAACAATAATGTTCTATCTATGAAATCGTAATCGCTAAATACTTGATTACAAACACTTGCTACCGATGATTTTTTTATATCAGTAAGCAATGAATTGAAACCTGTTGCAGATATATCAACGTAATCTTGGTTGTCCTTTATGTACTCGATTTTAGCATACGGATTATCCGTTATGTAATACCCTGAAGAACTTGCTTGATTTGTTGAATCTACAATAGCATAATCAGGATTGTAAGGCTGTTTAAACCCTACAAGTCCCGATAACGCTGTTTGTATTTTTGTGATGTTTATCATCTACTAGATAATTGCAAATGCAATGATAGGAGTTTCAGTTGATACTGTAAGAGGAGCTTTAGCAAATGACATATCTTGAGATATTTCGTATTGAGTAACTACATCTTGAGTATAACCATTATTTGTACTATCATCAGCAGCAGTTACATAAGTATGCAATGCGTAAGATTCACCATCGATAGGGTTGATGATATTAGAGTAGTTACCTACTACTGTATCAACTCCAATTCTGTTTTGTACAGGAATCCAAGGCAATGTAGATACAGTTCCATCAGGAACTACAATCCAATATCCTTTAGTGTGACCAGCTTTTACTGCAACTGCAAGAGCATTAAGTTCTACTGAGTGAACAAATGTTACTCCATTAAATTGGAATGACAAGTTAGCAGAGTTAGAAATACCTTGAGCAGCTTGATACTCAAATTTAGCGTAAGCAACTGAATCACAAAAAACTGTAATTCCTTGAGCGTACTTGTTAGCTTCCATAGCTATTTTAGTAATCTGTATAGCTCTACTTTCGTTAGCGGAAGCAATTTCGTAAGCATTTACTGTACCAGCAGTAATAAATGTACATTCAGGAGTTGTAGCAACAACAGCACTTCTGTTTGTGAAGATGTAAGAAGTAGCAGCTGTTTCATATCCTTCCATAAAGTTAGATACTGCATTTGAAATTTCGTTGAACAATTGCTCATCTGCATTATACAAAGAAGCATCAGCTTGTTTCAATGACATATTGAATTTATCAGAATACGCAGTCCAAGATGGAGTTAGCGTTGCTGAATCTTGTTTTGAACCAGTGTGATTGTGAGTTCTACCACCTGTTCCAAGAGAACGTTTTGCTCTTGCGATGAAGTTTGTTTCTACCGTTCTGTCCTCTCTTGTACGAAGTTCATCGTAGTTAGGGAACATAATTGGAGAATTAGCTTTAAGAGCTAAATAAGTAGCTGGGTATCTGAATCTTAATTCAGAAGATTGGAATGCTCCAAGCAATCTTGCTTGAGCCTTAACGAGGTTTGATGGGACACGATTTGCCAATTTGTTTTAATTTTAAGGGTTATAATACTGATTTTTTTTAACTATAAGTAGTTAAGTTTAATTCGAGCATACCGCCCATTTCTTTCTGACAACCGCCAAATTTTTACAAAGTTACGATTTTTTTTTTATAAATATATATAATCAGTAGAATTTTTGTTTCTTCCTGATAATTGCGATGTTAATGTAGTTCTATTCATTCCTAATGTAATAGCTAATTGAGTAGCCGAATCATATATTTCATTAGTTTTAGTATTTATTACTTTTTTTGATGTTGCTATTCTAGCATTTAATAAACATTCATCACTAGGTCTTTTTCCTTTTTTAGCTTTGCTTATTTTGTATTTAGTTTCATCTGATATTTTTCTTCCTATGTTAGCTTTACTTATTTTGTGTTTAGTTTCTTCAGAAATAACTCTCTGCTTCATTTTGTCAATATATTCTTTAGTTCTTTTTTTTCCTTTATTAGATTCAGATATTTTATCTCTTGTTTCCTTAGATACAATTCTTCCAATATTAGCCTTGCTTATTTTTAATTTAGTTTCATCTGATGTTTTTCTATCTCTCATTTTTTGACGAGTAGATTCAGGCAATTTTCTTCCTTTTAATTTATCTATTGTTTCTTGTCTTGCTTTACCTGTTTTAGTCGAAGTATTTGTTAGCATACAATTAAGACCTTTCTTTCCTATACAATCAAACAATTCTTGATAATGTCTTTCTTTTTCATTTAATTCCTCTTTGTTGCATTCACAAACTATTTCAAACAAATGATTCTCCCAACCATATTTTAATATAGATTTAAGTATTATTGGTTGAGTAATGCACTTTGCATTTTTATACTTATTAATTCTTGATAATATATCTACACTTTGACCTATGTAAATTTTACCACTTGGACTTGTAATCTTATAAATTCCTACCATAATTAAAAAACCCAACTAAAAGTGATGCAAGGCACTAATAATTGGGAATTTTGTTTAAATTGTTATATCGCTTGCATTCGATGATGCAAATATACGAAATATTTATTTAACGAATTAATTAATTCGTAACTTATTTCTTTTTAGCTTTCATTTTAGCTTTACGAGCTACGCTAAGAGCAATTGCAACTGATTGCTTTTGACTTTTTCCACGTTTCATTTCAGTTCTAATATTGGAACTCACGCTTTTACGACTATAACCTTTTTTTAGTGGCATTTTTACTTAATTTATTAAAGTATGCTTTATTTTGGTAGTCTAAAAGCTCTTTTCTTAAATCATTAGACGCTTCTTTACGAACTTCATCTATTTTAGATTTACTTATGAATAAAGAAAAGAACCACTCTACTAATCTTCTCATATTTTCAACGTTCCATTAGAAATACGTTTAGCCATCTCTGAATTTTGTTTAGAAGCATCCCAATTATTTCTTTCAGACTCTTTCATAAACGCTTCAAAACTTCCAGCTTTACCTTCTCCAGTATCATCTCCTTTACCAGCTCCGCCTTCAACTTTGGCTAAATATGGTGTTGAAAATGTAGTTACCCAATCCTTTACAGTTATTGGAGAATAGTTAGCATCTTTTAAAATGTTACCATTTGAATCTTTTACTACTACATTACCATCTTCTTTTTCAAAAGAGAATCCTTTTTCTTTAGCTTCAGTAAATATTGTAGATTTAGACACCAATACATTGTCAGGAATATGTTTCGTAAACTCGTTTTTAATTTCACTTAACAGATTTGTTTTTTCTATTTGTGTTTTGAATGAATTAAACTCTGCATCTTTTTCGTTTAACTTAGAAACTAATCCATCAAACTCTGACTTTAATGTTTTAAACTTTTCATCAGGCTCGATTTTATTTTCTGATTCAGTTTTTGCTTTAATAGCATTCACTAAATTATCCATTGTCTTGCCTTGAAAATCTAATCCAAGATTGTTTCTCTGCTCTTTTACCGCTATTTCAATAGCCATAGTAGCTGAATCTTTCTTGATATTTGCAATTCGCTCCTCATAAGCGGTTTTACTCAAGAATACTTTTTCTGATAAATCTACTGAAAACGCTTCTTCACTATTTATCATTTCAATTAATCTACCACTTTCAATTCCTAGTGTGGTTTCGATTTCTGCGATGTTGTCTAACGCCATATTACTTTAGTTTGGTTATTTCTTCGGTTAGTTTATTCACTCCCCAAATAGGCTTTGCCTTTTCTCCTGATAACAATTCGTATTCTTTAATTAATTCATCTTTACTTGGTTCTTGTACTTCTAAAAAGTCTTTCCCTTCTAAATGTAATTTAGTAAGTTTTTCATCTTTCTCATACCATAATCCATTAATCTTGCAATTGTCATTGGTTGTGTCTGCAAAAGTAATGTGTACTAAATGTGGAGGTCTTTCTACTGATAGTTTGTAGTTGGAATTAAATCCATTTCCCTCTCTGCCTAATTTGTGTAATACGTAAACTGCAACTTG